TCAAGGACACAAATAGCAGCCCCACCGTCTTTGTAAATCAATGCCCCTCTCGCAGTAAAAGCGGCAGAGACTGTGACATCTTCAAAACTGATATAGGCCGTACCACCTGTAATGCCTTTTTCGACTGTAAGAGCAACGCCACCTGCGGTGTACCCCGAGGCTGAAACTTCTCCGGTTGCGGTGTAGGCTGCTGTTTCTGCATTTAAAGTGGCGTTATTCGTATAAAGTGCAATTTTGAATGTATCAGTAGCAAAATCAAAGTCCCCATCAATAAGACCTGATTTAAATGAATTACAAGTGTAGTTCCCCGTGAAAGACATTTAGTTCACCGACATTCTAATTTGGCCAGACCTGTAAGCATCTCGGCGTTCCATACCATCACCTAAACGCTTGGCAAGTATCATTGCTTCCTCATACCGTTTATTGTAAGAAGCTACCGTATCCGGCTCAGATTTCATAAAAGTCGCAGCTTCACATAAAGAACCATACAGCAAAGCAGAGTCAAAATTATCCCCAAGCCAAGTAGTTGATGCAGTAACGATAGACTCAGGGTAGTAGTAGTAATGCAATTCAACGGAGTAAGCAGCATCGGGCGTAGGTCCTAAAATAAAGCTCAGCTCGTTGGTAATAACTGGAGGGCTGTCGTTAGTTGTTGTTGGGCCAAAAATGGCGTAGTACTTTGGAATCCCCTCATCCGTCGGGCTCGGATAAGACTGCCGAATGAAGTTTACATCTTTGTTAAGCAGGTACTCGTACGCCCCGGTGCCATCAATGACAGCAAGAGAATAAACCGCCAGAAAGTCAGCAGGGCTTGAAAGATACTTATTGCTTGCCGTAGTCGTAGCCGTCACGTTTTTACGCAACGAAGGGAACTGAACCGAGTTATAAATCCTCTGCTCAGCTTGTTGGATAAAGGTATTGACCTGATCGGTAGACGTAAAACTCCCCGCAGTTGCTGGGAACTCATTCTCGCAATAGCCTTTAATGGCGGCGACAAGCTCTGTATAAGTCATCTATCCAAGCTTCTTAGAAGAGTTTGTGCCCTTCGTAGCTGCGCCCGTGCCACGAGTCTTAACAGTCTGCGTATTGGGAACATTGTTTGGGTATCCTGATGTGTTAGGGACCGGGGTGGGTACCGGCGTTGTTGGACATTTGATCATTTTAAACTCCTAAGTTGTTGATACCGTTACTGTACCAAGCGTAATGCCTAAAGCCAAGTTATTTGGGGTTAGGCCGTCTGCATTTCCTCTTGTGCCGCCAACGGGAGCAAAGCCCCATTGAATAATCCGGCTACCGCCAGAAGGATCTCCAGTTCCAAGTTCGCCGGTTCCTGGCTCAATCTGTAATCCTGTAAAACCTGCCTGTGTGTACGTCGTGTCAGGCCGTGGGTTGCGGATAGCCTGTGGGTCCGAAACCGGGTAAAGACCTAACTGAAGCTGTGGCTGGTCTGGCTCAAAACACGTTGGGCATACCAGTAAGTTAACATTTTTTGTCTTGATGACAAGTTGCTTTAGTTCTTTTAATTTGTACCTAAACCCACAGCGATCACACTGCGCAATCGCCCATTTACCAGAAGCAAACTTAGTAGGCATTAGTAAAACATCTCTCTTGGAGCCAAACGCAACGAAGCCTTTTCACGGTCCTCGGAAGAAGCCAACATCCACTGCTCCTCGTAAGCCATCTTAAGCATGTCAATCCTGCCTGCTGCCTCAGGAATTTTTAAGGAAAGATAATACGCAAGACCCGCAACCAGACAATTGAGCATCCTAAAAGGTATATCTTGGGTCGTAGTTCCGTTTCCAGCATCTTGAATCCTCCTTAAACGCCAGTAAACAAACGTGTAAAAGTCGCTCTGATCGGGCGTAGGCCAGACATTAATCTGTGGGTTTGCAACCCCGGTAACAGGTTCCGTCGCACCCGACTGACGATTTACCCACACCTGAATGGGGCGGCCTTGAGCATTTTTATTGGGGATTGTTGCATAGGTAGAAACACTAATACGGCTGATGTTGATGTCCGTCTGGTTGACACCGCTTTGGGTTCGGATAACTTGGTCAAGCAAATCAATCGTATCTACAGGCAAATCGTAAATAGCAGTCCCCTGCACCATGGGAATAGAACCCTGCTCAATCGTCCAGAGATTAATGCCTCGGTTTGCCCACTCGATTGTCAAAAGATTCAAAGACCGACGGGCCGTGCGATGCTCATAGCCAGTACGCACCTCAACACCACAGCGCTCAAACGCCTCTTCAATGAGGTCGTTTAGGTCTAAATTAAAAGACTCGGTGCCCGAGGTTGTCATGTTTTAATCCAGTCTTCTTTTTGCTTGCAGTCGTAATAAATTTTTCCGTTAAACCCTAGCTCTGTCATTTTCTCTACAATCAAATCGCTTTTTTGCTCAGTATAGAGTTCACAATCTTCTTTTTGCGCAAACTCCGTCTGGTCATCAAACATTATGGGAGAGCAGCCTTCCATCACAACACAGAGAACAAACTCAGCTATCCACATCGTTCTCTCCCCAGTGGAACATAATTCGCACAATAAAAAGGTCTACAACTAAACAGTGCTGCCAATCTTCATCGGCAGGAACATACTCAACGCCCACCATCATTCCAGTAATTAAGTGAGCGGTGACTTCCATAATCTTTTCCATCAAAGCGTTTTGTTTGTTTCGTATACAGCGAGCTTTTGCTTTAGCTTTGCTATTTCTGCATCTCTTTCTGCAAGTTTCTTTTGATAACTTTCGTTCATGTCCACCCAGACCTGCATGCCTATCATGCGCTCTTTGTGATCCTCGGCCATCATCTTAAACAGCCGCTCAGAGGCTTCGATCTGCTTCTGGACAAAATCAATCATTTCTTTAAACCTTTGAGGGTCTGAGCAAGCCGTGCGCGCTGGCCCATCTTTCCAGGATTCTTGGCGGCTGCTGCCAACTTGCCTGCGGGGATTTTCTCGCCTTTTTTCACACCAAGCGATTTTCGGAGAGCGCCTGGGGACTTTATAGCCTTTTTTATCCATTTCTCAGCCATTATCGGTGCCTCGCGGTCTTTCTAGCAATTTGCTTAGGTTGTTGGACGAACTGCTTTCCCGCTCTTTTTCCAGCTCGTTTAGCTCTTGTTGTTGCTGCATACTCCGAAGGTGATAGAGCTTTAATCGCCTTCTCAGGGAGGTATCTCTCCCCAGTCGCCTTTGGACCCTGTGTGGACGGCTTGCCACTTTTAGTCCGCCACTTTTGTTGCGTCCAGCTCTTTAGACTTTGCTGCGGCTTTTTCAAAGGCATCTCTTTCTAGCCTCCGTAAATGTCGCTTGGTGAGGGCGCTGTATAAAATCCATTCGAATACATTGCCATCATCCTTGGGTTGATACTCAAACCGATCAGTCTTTGTAGCCGCCGCCGGCTTTCTTATAAGCTTGGGCAAGCATTTGGGCTTTTCGGGCAGACCACTGTCCAGGGTTTCCACCTTTCCCACCCGCTTTAATTTGCTCAAATAAGCGCTTCCTGAGTGAAGGTTTTGTGTAATTTCCGGCCTCGTTAACACGCGACTCACCCCCCTGTTTATACATGGTCACCTTGTTCGGATCATCCTTTCGGGTGATCGTCTTGGCTTTAGGCATTTTGGAGGACCGAATGTCCCCCATGCCGCGCGATGGCATCATTAGTACTTACCGCCGCTCTTCATCATTTTAGCCTTACCGCCGCTGGCCATCATCTTAGCCATGCCGCCGCCAGCCATTTTGCCCTTACCATCAGCAGCAAAAGCAGGAACCTTCTTCCCGTCTTTTTCTACCATAGGCATTCCGCCGCTTTTCATCATCTTGGCTTTACCACCACCAGCCATCATTTTGGCCATACCGCCGGCCTTCATGCCAGTGCTTCCGCCCATTGCGACCGCTGTGCCCTTGGTCTTGCCTTTAGTAGCAACACCGTCTGCACGCTTGGAAGCACTACCCATAGCGGGTTTGCCCGTCTTAACTGTGCCCATCTTGGAGGCGCCCATCTTTCCTTTCATGTCCTACTCCTTGTACAAGTTGTTAAAAGTCACCTCGGGGTCCATGTACGAATCGTCCTGCTCCGCACAATGAATCCATTGGCTTGGTCGAAAATCAGGCGCTCCTTCTCCAGTAACCCAATACGCCGGGCTGGTAACTCGCACTCGATTGTTGGGTAAAGCTACTATGTTTCCTGTCCATTTACCAGCATCCGTCAGCATGAGTACATGGCTTTGTTTATGCTGGGAGGGGTCTTCAGCAACGTCGCT